GATACTCGCCGCGCAACGTCTTGCCAGCAGTAAGAGCAGCAGCGTCTGCAAGAGTGCTAGTGGACTGCGCCTGTGTTTTGGCAAGGTCAAGTGCGCTCTTTGTGGCCGGGTCTTGGCTTACATACCAATTGCCACTGTAAACGTCAGGGCCCTTAAGATTAAACAGCCGTTGAGCCTCTGTAAGCCCTGTATTGATATACGACTGCGTACCAGGAGCAGAACTAACAACAGATGATTGTGGGCCACTCATATCACACCTCACACGCCCATTGAATAGGCTTGAATCCAAACTCAGGAGCAACCTTCTCCCACCCAGGGCGCAGGCTGCTAAATGTCAATCGTTTTACCTTGGCTTCTGTGGCGATCTCTTTCGCCAACTCCATCGCCCCGTCAAGGCTCCACTCAGCCCAACCCGCCCACATATGCAAACCCTCTTTGCTCGGCTGCATCACGCAAAACGCAACAGGCTGGTTCTCTTTCAACGCCAACCACAGATATGCACGACGCTCTTTTATCTCGCAATACACATCTTCTGGCATCCATGCAACCGGACTAGACTGCGCCACTTCCTCCAGCTTAGGACGCATCCACGCCCAAACCTGCCCAATCTGTTCTGGTTGCACCAATGCTTTAACCCAAGACGACATATCGATATACCTTGTCTGCTGTGTTATTAGAGAAGTGATTGACCGTACACTGACCATTCGTTTGATTGGACGCCCACACATCCGAGGTCGACGATTCGTCTACCTTGTTGACAGTGACAATCGCTGAAGGGGTTGCCGGTCGAGTAGGAGTTGTTTGCGCTGGCAACTGTTGAATTGACAACGCCACATTTGTAGTCGCCCACATGATTTCTACATAGTCATTGGCAACAAGCTCAACGTAGAAGTTCAGCGCACCAATCAAGTGACCGTCAATACTCCCATGCTTGTTTGGGACAGAATACTTAGAGTTGCTGTTAGCGATATCCGTCCCGTTCTTGCGAAACCAAATATCCACATCCTCTATCTGAATGTTAGTATTTACAAACTGAATACTGAACTGCAAATTGTAGACACCTTGAGACTTAACGGTAATCCGACTACCACTAGCAACAGACACCCCATTCGAGTAATCTGTCGTCCCAAATTGCACCGCATACGCCGTTGTTGTATTTGCAGCAACTTGGTCTGTTGAATCCTGAAACGCACCGAACGGGATTTCATCGCCACTTGCAGCAGCGTTAGCCGGGGCAAACAGAATCAGCGATTCTTCCGAGATACGCTCATCGTACAGCGTGGTGCTGGTTACATTCCCCGTTGCAAGCGTAAGGTTGCCGACAGAGTTAATCTTGCCGTCTAGAATGCGGTTGACGATCTCCGCAACATCCCTGGGCGTCCCGCCTTGTTGGGATAGCCTGCGAAACATTAGCGGCCCCCAGTCGGCGTTATTTCAAACTCAACGCCCATCGCCTTAGCCCATGCTCCAGTCGGAGTCACCGATACACGATGGAATCGCCCATTAGACCGCAGAGATACCCGGTTTTCACTTGATGCAGACACCGGCGTAGAAAAGGTGATTTCGCCATCCAGCCTTTGCCTACTAGCAACAGATACATTCGCAGACCCATTGTCAATCAGAGGCCTAGCAAGGCGAATCATTGAATTAGCCCCAGCATCAATATCGCCAGTCGTCAACACCGCAGTCGAATTCAACCCTGAGAACGTAACAACACGCTGATCCCGAACGCCACCAAGAACCAACAGACCACCAGCCCAAAGGCGAGAGTCAAGCGACGCTGGCAACGTATCAATCGAAGCCGAGTAGTTGTCTAGGTTCTCAACCGTTGTAGGCTGCGTTGCAAGGGAAGAAACATAATCCGAGTCAACCTCTGCATAACTCCATTTATCCACCGCCCAGTTGTAGATAAGTAAGTAAGTGTTTGCAAACGTATTTGTGAATCCCCAGATCACCAGCTTGTTGATCGGGTCAATGGCCGACGATATGTTTTGCAACAAGGACGGGTTGATGTTGTCATCAAACCAGCGATCCACACGCTCATTGCCTATAGGCTTAACTGTCTGGCCATCGCAAACATAAAACCCGTCATCCGACAGGAAATATGTGAATCCACCAGACTGCACAACGCTACCAGAGCTGAGACACCCAAGCTGACGAGTAATGTTGTCAAACTGGAAATACAACGGCGCACCGACATACGTCATCCGATAAATCGACCGCTCTAACAATACAATCCCAAACTCGCCGCCGGTAATACCTTTGATATCCCCGCCATCAGGAATGGTCTGCGTATCACTTTGTGATCCCGTCCCAGGCGTCCAATTAGTCTCGTCGTTGATATCAGACCAAAACACTTTAGACGGGTCAGCAGTCGTCCCAGCAGCCACCACAAAGTCGCGAACAATCGTGACATACCGAGAAGCAGGTGCCGCCGCAGCGAGGTCAGCAAACAACGTAGACGACCCCAGCGTGAACGCTTGTAGCTTCTCCTGGCCATTGGCCATGATGAGAACGCCACCAAAGATTGCGTAGTCCCAGTAATCCGACAGCGTGTAACCCCCGGACTTAGACACATTGTCCAAACCGGCATCGTTAACGTCGAACTTGTACAGATTGTTGATACCCGCTGCAAATAGATACTGCTGCCCAGCCCACTTAACAGGGATTGCATTCAGCAGTTGCTCGCCAGCATCCGTAGACAGGTCAGCAGCCTGCGGCAACGGTATATACCCGACAGCAGTAGGAATGACGTTTTTAGCATCGATCAGGTTGGATTCCAACCCAGACCGATCCGGCGTCCACTGATCGAACAATACTTTCATCGTGACAACACCGACATGACCAACGGAGACGCAGAGTATTCAGCCCGATCATCAGACTCGGACAGATTCTTTACCCCACGGTCGTACAACTGTGACCACAGAGCAATCCGAGCGTCGTTCATAAGATACGGCTCAGCCTCGGCAAGGCTGGCGTACAGCAACAAATCCGGGCAGTTAGCCATGAAAGCGTTGCTTGTGTTGGAGTCGCTCAAAAACGCAGGAGCCGCGAAATACAGCAGCGGAACCGTGTAGGCTGTGTCCGGCGTAGGGCCGAACTTGATCGTGCTTGCAAGAACCGTGTAATACAGCGGACGGCCTGATTCGTAGGTATATCCATCCCGCTCAAGCGTGGAGGGTGTCATGTACGTCATGGAATACGTCGGATTACCATCTACATACAGGTTCTTTAGCTCTAAAAAGTCAGACGGTAGATTGACCGTAGCAGTACCACCAACCGTCGTGAGATTGGTGGAGGTCAACATCTGGCGGATACGCAGTTCTCTGCGTAGGCGGATCTCTGCAAGCGAGATGAAGTCAGGGATCTGACTGGTTAAATCACTTCTTGCGAGATAGTTTGCGACGCTTGTCTTTAGGTCGCTGTATGTGCTGAGTGCCATATTTTACGTCATCCCATCCAAATGTCCGCGCCCCAGTGTGTCCGATCATCATGGACAGATCGTGGTCAACAAACACGGGAATGTCGTTTTCCATGCACCGCACGCAAAACGTGACGTCTTCCCCGATCACATTACCGAAATCCGTCCAGATGATGTCGTGCCACGGACGAGGCAATGTATCGAAAACCGCTCTGCGAACAAGTGTAACACCAAATCCCACCGCTGTCACTTGTTCTATGCCCGTTTTCCCTCTTGACTCAACCTTGTGCCAAACCTGTTTTGGCTCGGGTTTGCCGTCAAGCATTTCTCTAGTAATCTCAAGATTCAACGCAGTCGGCAATATAGGCTCTCTGCGAGTGGTAGCATTTACCCCAATTACCGGTACATCCCTCGCTAACAGAACTTCTAGCGTGTTTGCCGGGAACCTCATATCGCTGTCAATCCACAAGACAGCCTCACATCCCATCTGCATCGCCTCAGACGCCAGCTTCTCTCGCTGAGTAAATATCAGCGTCCCAGGCATCTGCATCAACTGCAAATCAATCACCCCACGTTTAGCCTCGTATTCCACCAGTCTGCACAGGTCAAAACAGAACGACGACATGACCTCATCACGACACGGGACACAGATGGCTATTTTCATATTTTCCCTGGGTGAGTCCTGAAAAATCGATTATCAGGATGGTTTAGAAACGCTCGGAATGCTTTGTCATCCTTGACGCTAAACCCTTGCATGATGCCCTTGCGGTTTAGATCGTCGATAACTGTAAGCGGAAGGCTGGCAACCTTGGTGACGACAGACTCAAACTTGCCATCAGACGCGTTGTATTCGCGCTTGTTGGCTTCTAGGATTGCAGATACATCCTGCTTGGTTTCCAGCACGATACCGTCATCAGTCGCATGTGCAACTGTGTATCGGCCTTGATCTACTGAGAACAATGTTTTCATGTAAGCAGGGGAGAGGTTTCCCCCTCCCCTTCACCCATTACAGCGCGGGATTTAGGTCAGCAACGATGCCCGAGGCAGCCTCATTGCGGGTTTCAAGAGTGAACTCAACCAAAAGCTGAGTTTTCTCGCTGTCGCCCGTTTTGGCCAGATCGTTAGTCTGGAAAGGACGCAGATACGCAAGCGCCATGTACTCAGGATCGAGCAGCAGGGCGTCACGGGTACGCATGAAGCGATCCGGAACGATGCTGAGCGTACCAAAGTCGCCCATGTAAACATCAGCGGCACCGATAATCGTGGTGGGCTGATCTCCGGGCGCCATGTAACGCTGAGCAGCGATACCAGCAAACGCACTCGCTTTCTGCTTCAGACCGGAGTTGACGACCAACATCGTGGGATTACCACCAGCGTCATAAACAAGCTTGATAACGTCTTTCAGCAGAGTCTCGGTAAACGTGCGGGTAGCGCCGTCCGAACGGGTCGAAACACCGATAGTCGTCGGGTCAGTACCAGAAGTACCTTTCGACGTATTGGTTTTCAGCCACGACAGGATCGCGCCAAGTTTACGAGCAGACGAGGAGGAACCAGCATCGCGGCCTTGGTTGGCAGTAATGATGGTTTCCATGTCGCGCTTAAGCTCGCTGGAAGCCTTTGAAAGCTGATAAGCCTTTTCAGACTTACGGCCAGCCTTGTTCACGGCCTCTAGCGTTCCTGAGACCTGAATTGTCTTCTGAGCAATTTGACAATAATTACCAAGACGAGTGGTCGGGCTAATCGTCGCACTCGTAGCGTCGTCTCCCTCAACGGCTGCATTCGCTGCCGTAGCACTGGCGAGACTATCTGATTGCCATTCGTGGAAAACAGCAGTGGCTTTAGTCCGCGCAAGCGTGGACATAATAGGGGTTTCGGTGGGGCTGATGTCGTAAATAACGTCAATCAGGTCTTCGCGCTGGCCAATGGCCGTATGTGCGGTAAAGGTAGGCATGATAAATTCCTAAAGAAATCGTTCAAAAAGATTCGCGGCGTCTCGGGCTTTTCCGGTCTTCCGCAGTTTGTTTCGATCCGACTTGTACGCATCCGATTCTGGATTGGCGGTCTTACTCGATCCGGGCTTCATAACAGTAGGCGCAGCAGTAACCTTTTTAGTCACCTCTGCCTTACCGTTAACCAGCTTGTCGTATTGAGCTGCCTTCCAC